GTTAATATTATCATCAATTATATAACGTATAAATAAAGGTAATTTGTAAAAACAAAAAAAAAGCACCCGATTAAGGATGCTTTAAATTTTAACTAAATATTAATTAGTCTTGACCAGGTAATGCTGGTACTCCAACTGGTGTTGGATCAATCTTTGTTGCATTTGGTGTAACCGCTGTTGCTAAAAAGAAAGGTGCTACTTCTTCCATTCCCTCGAATGTTAGTGTAAACCCACTTAAATCTCCTGCTGCTGCCCCAGTAACCACAGTACCTCCCGTGCATTCCATCCCATTTTCTAAACCACATAGAAAGCTATTACCATAGTAATCTTCTACTACAATATTTGGTCTAGATATTGCTAAAGTTTGTAACTCTGATTGAGTTTTAGCATCTAAAAATGTTAATGTAAGGTTTAAAGTTTGAGTATAAAATGTAGTTCCGTTTTCTCTGCTACTTGTTACGGTAGTTTCTAAACTAGAATTACCTTTTACTGGATAGTCAAACCATACAGATGGTGCTGCTGCATCTACTATAGTTGCCTCTTTTGTTGTTGCATCTACTGTTACACTTCCTATACCGCCGAAATCTGCAAAGTAAACTCTTTTTATGCCACCAAAGGCACTCTTACAAGGTAGCTGTCTACCCGTTGTTAATGTACAAGCCATTGTTTTTTTTGTTTTATATAAAAAAAGGGTAAGCAGATAAAACCACCTACCCTAGTTTATTGATTAATTAATTACTATGCGTATTCTACTAAATCAGATGCAATACCGAATTGGACTGCCGAGGTGAAACGCATTACAAATCTTACGTTGTTACTAGCATCAAGATTCTGCATATCCAAAACCTTAACTTCGTTTGTTGAATTTAGTAACCCAGTACCAAAGTACAAATTAGAGCGTTGCGCAGCATACATTTTGTTAGCTGACATTCCTGGACATACAAAGATTTTAACTCCATTCACCGTTAGGCTTCCGTTGTTCCACCATTGCGTACCCATATTAGATACACCATTTGCTCCTAAACCATTTGCTCCAAAACCTCCTAATGCTTGCACATATAGTTTAGCTGCTTGTGATCCTACATATAAGAATAAATCTTCTTTACCGTATAGTGCTGCTGGTATTGCATCAACTACTTTAGAAAGTTCATCAATGATGTTTGTAGATAACAACCCACCAGCTACTGCTGCTACTTGTTGTGCTGCTGGAATATCTCCCGCTGCTGCTGATGCTGCAATTAGCTTTTCAAAACCATCAAAAGAATTTACTGTTGCTGCTGCCGTATCTCCTCTCCAAATATTTTGCTCCGTGTTCTGTGAAACTTCCGCTGCTACGTGAGCAATCATAAAGTCAGAAAACTTTGGAGGTAATGTTTGTCCAAGACCATAACCCATTGACTGGCTTTCCCAGTCGTTAATAAATGTGGACTTGCAAAATTGGAGGTTAATTTGTAACTCTAAAGGCTGAATTATTCTTTCAGTTAGTGTCACTGTAGACGTTGGAGTAAAATCACAAGTTGATGATGTTACTAAGGCATCAGTTGCAAGCTTCTTGATTACTTCCTTAAAAGCGATGTTCGCCTTTATTGTGATACCACCATCATCAATAGTTGATGCTGATAATAACGCTGCTGCAATATATTCACCAGCAAATTCACCAGCATATGTAGTGGTGATGTTAGTGGTTGTTGCTAAATTTACGTTTCTTTTTTTCATTTTATTTGTTTATTTTATTTAATACTCTATCTAGTGTTGTTGTGAATTGTCCTTTACCAAATTGCACTTGTGTTTTTTGTGGTGCTTTTGCTTCTGGATTGTGTCTTATTGGTTTTCTAGCAGCAGACATTTCTTCTTTTTTCTTTTCTTTTTTGCTATCATCTTCGTATTTCTTCATTTTTCCAAACTCTTTTTTAAGTTCTTCCATTTCAGATTTTACTTCTTCAATAACTGGTGCAATAACTTCAACTACTGCTTCAATGATTGCTTCAATTTCAGTAGCAACTTCTGCTGGTACTTCTGTTTCTACAGTTTCATCTTCAAGATCTTCTGTTGTTTCTTCTTCTTTGGCTGGTACTTCATCAGATACTTCACGAACATCTGCAATCATACCTTCTGCTTCAACAATAACTAATCTACCATCTTCAAGGATATACTCCCCAACTGGCATTGCTACTTTCTCATCATCTGTGACAATAAAAATTTCACTCCCTTTTTCAAATGTTTCAGCACTTACTACAGTACCGTTTTCCAACTTCATTTCTTCAAGTTTAACCTCGATGTTTAAAAGTGTTCTAATTTGATTTAACATTTTTGTTTTTTCCATACTATTTATATAACGATTATTAATTTACTTTTTGCATTTTCAGTCTGTTCTTGTTATTACTCCTATGCCTTGTGCTTGAATAGAGCCATCACAGCAAGAGATAGAATACTTGTTGGTATCCCAACATAAACAAGCACGATTACCCCCAGTAGGTGATGTTCTACTAGGTATAAATATTTTATCTTTGTTGTTTCTTTGCATTTATTAGAAATATATATTTTCTTCTAAATCTCTAGTTACATTAGCTATCGCTAGTTCACTAATTAAACTTTCTGCTTTTATATAATTAGCAATAGTTCTAGGATCTAAACCCAATTCATTAGCTGCAATATCTGCGGTAACTAAAAGACCTTCAACTCTATTAAATATATCATTATTGTTATCCAAAATTTCTTGCCCTTTTTGTTCTAATTCATCTCTAGTAGCTTCCATTTCTTGGATTTCTTTTACTAGTTCGTTTTGTTTATTATTAAATTCAGTAATCGAATTTTCAAATTCTTTATCAGAAACAAGAGATTTCTCTATTTCAGAAATTTCGTCACCTAAATCATCAGCTACAGATAATGCTACCTTTTGTGTTTTAAGGTCTACTTTTTGGTTTGGTAGTTTGCTATAAACTTTTTCTAATCTACTTTTCATTTTATATTTGGTTTTATTTATTCCTCTATGTCTTTTGCGAAACTCATTAGGCTTGTAAAGTCTACTCCAACAAGTTCTTCTTGTTGATAGTTATAATTAAATATTTTGCTATCTAATACTTCCCAATATGTTAATTCATCGTAATAGTTTTTTACTTGATCAGACATATCATCTAATCCTAACTCTCTTAAACCAATTTGATATTCAAATATTCTATCTTTAAAGTTTTCTGTTGCATTTGCTAAACCATCATAATCTTTTTTAAGACTATCATATTCACTAATAAACTCCCTTGCAACTGGTCTTATTTGTTCTAGAAGACTATTAAATTTTTTCGCAATTTCAACCACATCATTAAAATCATTTTCAGCTTTATCAAATGATTGTACATTGCTTAAAGAACTTTCTAATTCACTAATCAAACTTAAATCAACCTTTTGCTTACCCAAGTTGTGTTTCTTCTGTGGTAGTTTTGAGTATACCTTTTCTATATTACTTTTCATAATTTGTTTTTATAATTGTGGTATGCTTTTCATAACTTTAATAATATCAATTATATCCTCTGTGTTTGTGTCAAAAACTCCTAATGTAAAACTTGCTTCTTGAAAACCCTCAAAAGTCATAGGGTTTACACCTAAATCTTTTGCTTTTTCATCAAAACCAATCATAGAATTTTCTAAATTATCTCTATCGTTTACCCAAGTATCATATAGATTTACAACAGAGTTTACTTCATTTTGTAAGTCAATATACTTTATTACCCAATCATTTAAAACATCATCCAATACACTCCAACTAGTATCTGCTTTTTCTAATGAATTTTTAATTTCTTGTGCGCTTTCAAGATTTACCTTTTGCTTACCCAGGTTATGTTTCTTTGACAGCTTACTATAAACTTTGTCTATATTACTTTTCATTTACTATGTCTTTTATTTGGTTTAATAATTGTGCAGCTATTTGTTCTTCAATAGCTTCTTTAGGTGCTTCCATTTTATCTGCAAAGTACCCCTCAATACTGAACCCCTTGCATTTCTGTGTCAAAATATATTCCTGCCAAATCTCATCATTATTGACCTTGACTGATCCCATCCAAGTTCCTACTGGTACATCTAAACCGTATTTTCTTGACTTGTCCATTACATCATCTTCTACTAACCAGCTTTCAACTAATGTTAAACCATTAAGTGCTTTTGAGTGTTCTAGTGTTGAATTGCTTTGCTTACCATTCTGTAAGAACATTTGAGATGCTTTTACAATAGTTTCTTTTGAAAAGTATATGTAATACTCACCCTCTGAACCATTGCGGTAAATAGGCTTATTAGGGATTAATAATGCACCCATTAAGATTTTCTTTTCTTTGTCTACCTCTGCTAACTTAATTTCTTGGTTCTTTAAAGCTACAAAGTCACTTTCAATGGCTGGGTTTTCCACAATAGAAATTGCATCTACCCCAGTATCAAATTCTTCTTCATCTAAAATAAGTTCTATAATCTTCATAAATATATAACGTGTTTAGTTTTTAAATTTGCATTTATATAGATGCACCCTCTATTATGTTTCTATCTAGTTCTTGTGCAGTAGTTACATCGTTACTTACAACGTATGCCCTTGCTGGTCTTTGTGTTTGGCTTCCTATAGCATCTGCTAGTTGTGTTTCACCACTTGCTCCTACTACATTAAATGCTGGTGCTTGTGATCCACCACCTAAAGATGGTTTTGGTACTGTACTTGAACCACCCTCAAATTTTTGTGCTGCTATACTAGCTATTTGTGCTGCACCAGCTATACCTAATGCAATCATATTTGCAGTCCTTAAAGACTGTGTTGGTGTTACATCAGTAGTTTCTGCTGCTGCTTTCATTATTGCTTGTGATGTATTAATACCAGCTTGAGCAATACCAACTGCCTTACTTATTCTAAAAGCAGTTTTTGCATTTTTTTCGTTTCCTTTTGCAAATAAATTACCTATTGAAGCTATTGCATCTAATGCTTGTGAAGCTACTCTAAATTTAGCATCTTGTAATTTCTCATCATCTTCTTTTTGTTTCTCATTAGCTTCTTTGTTTTGTTTTGTTGTTTCCTCATTAATTAAGCCTTGATAGTATGCTGCTATTCTTGCTTTTTCTATCCAAGTTGCACCTAGTAAATCTAATTCCGTTTGTGCTGCTAGTCTATCTTTTTCAATTTTTTCTAACTCTGATAAATCCGTTGCATCATTAACAATTTTTTGTATATCT